CCACTTTCTGTAAAATCTGTTCCACCATTGGCATCATTACCCAAGTTACTACTATCTTCAAAATCTAAATAAAATCCATTATTTCCAAATGTTAATCCTGATACATCTTTCGGCATCCAAATATTTGGTGAATCTTCAGAAAATTCTCCAAATGAACTTGGTGTTAATGCTTGACCATCAACCATAACAAGTTCAGCAACATATCCACTAAAATAATTTCCACCACCACTATAATCAGTTCTTCCAAAATGAAGTGGCTCACCACTTTTATTAAAAAAACTATCTGCATCTTGCGATGGATTAGTGTCAGTACCAAATGATGTAACTTCTGTACCATTCACATACATTCTCATACGATTTCCAGCAGTTGCATTTCCAGAATCGTACACTAAAATAATTGAGTACCAAGATGATACATCTCTAAAAACTTGTGTTGTTTGTAATTTTCCTATTGTAGCTAAGCCACCATATTCTTCAAATCTTAATGTGTCATCTGCTTGAAAAGTAACATGGCTATCATTATTACCATTTGTACTTCTAAAAATACTTTGTTGTGCGCCTAATTTTGATCTTTTGCACCAAAAAGAAAAAGTATATTTATCTGCATCTGTTGGTGTACCCATTGTTTTATTCATATAAGCACTAGAGCCATCTAATCTAACAGAATTGGCTACATCATAACCAGTTGCTAATCCTGAATTTACATTTCCTGATGGAATTGTGGGTAATGGCATTTTAAATCTCCAATGTTGGAAACTCGCCTAATGGTCTTGTGTAAGAGCCATCAGCTTGTTCAGTATATTCATACAGACTTGCTAAAGCATCTACATCGCTTGCATTGTCAATAGCAGTTTCCATTTCGTTTGATCTTGTTCTTACATTTGCTCTAAAAGTTGATACTGCACTTGGTACTGAATAATCTTCTACATCAGTTGCTTTTAATACATACCAATCTGTTGGTGCTAATAAACCACTAGCTTGACTTTTTATAATTTGTTTTTTTTGAGATTTTAAACCTTTTGTAACAACTTGGTTTCCATCTGCATCAAGCATAGGAGAGTCATCTTTATTTGTTTCATTTCTATCTTCTAATAGTTTTGGTGTTGCAGTTCCATAACTTGCAGTAACTTCTCCATCTGAATAGTCAAAAGATTGGTTTGTATTAATGTAATATGCTTCTTCTTTTTTATTTGAATTATCAAAGACTATTTCGTAAATTCCAATGGCTTCTCTTTCTTCGTTAGTCCATCTAAAAGAAAATATGTTTCTTGAATAACGAGTATCTCCAATAACTAAACCTTTTGGATTATTTATTATTTTTGTAATTGCGTTATCTTCTACTAAAGCCCACATATTTTAACTTTCACTTAAATTTAATGTTCTACCTACTTCTTGCCATACTGCACCATTATATCTGAATACAAAAATGTCTGTCTTTGCATCTGTATCAGTAGTAGTTGGCTCGGTTGAAGATGACCACTCGTACACAGTATTCCAAGAAATTGTATGCGACCCATTATAGTTTATTTCAACACAAATAAAAGCACCCTCTACTGCATTACTTGGTGCGGCAAAAGTCGTGTTTTCTGTTGTTACATGATACGCATTTGATTTAGCTTGAGCATCCCAAGCTACCGCATTTGAAGATGAAGTTATTGCTTGTTGTGGAACATAAGCCATATCATTAAATTTAATTGCTCCTGTGCCATTTGTTGTAAGGTCTATTGCTCCATTTGCTCCATCAGTTATCGTTATGTTTCCAGAGTTTGTTCCTTTATTTGTATCTAAAACTAAATCGTATGTACCACTTGTTGTTAAAGTTGCACTTGCTCCACCTGAGCCTATAATTGTTTCTCCAGAGCCTTTTGGTTTAATATGTAAATCAACATTAGTTTCTCCACTTGCTCCGAGAATAGGTGGATTACCTGTTGCCGCATTTGTAACTTCTAATTCATTAACTGCTGAAGCAGTTGTTTGAAATATAATTTGTTCAAGACCATTTTCATCTCCAATAAAATGAGCATCGTCTATTAGAATATTGTGTGAGTTAGTATCTAAATTTCCACCGAGTTGTGGAGAAGTGTCATTAACTAATTCTGTTGTAACTGATGAGTCTATAAAATCTACTGTGTTTGCAGAAGTATTAATATTAAATAAAGTTATGGAGTCTGACCCATCGTAATATTTAACAGTATGTGTTCCAGCCGAACTAGAATCTACCCACATACTCCCAGCCGCTAAACTTGATGGTGCTGAAGTCGCTAAATTAGTCGTGTTAATTGCACCTAATATATTATTAAGTTCAGTACGAAACGCACTAAACCCTTGATTTGCTAAACTGTAATCTGAAACTGAACTCATATTTATTTACCTATACTCCTATTTTTACATTATTACAATTAAGATTTCAAACCATATCCTTTGGCTACATAGTCAAAAGTTCTATTTTGAGCAGAAGCAGAACTATTGTAAAATGTTATTGTAAATCCTGTTTTTGTTTTGCTCGTAATAGCATAGTAATCTCCTGTCGCCATATTCTGAGCCGCAATACCAACTGCTGGAGAAGCATAAAAAGCATTTGCATAAGTTATTGCTTTTGCTCCAGCACCACTAACAACATCTTCTTCACTTTCTAATCTTTTTTCCATTACTAATTTAATTTGCATTTTAGTAACTTCAGGTCTTGCTTTATTATCTCCACTTGATAATTTCAACCTAAATTTAAAATATCTTCCTTTAATAGTAGATTGTTGAGATATGTCTTGATAAGTGGTTATAGCACCTAAAGAACTTGTGCTAGACCCAACTTGTAAAAACGCATCGCATTGAGAGCCAGAACTACCATCAAAAGGTGCTGGTGCGTCATCAAATAAAGAAGCACCTCTACCACTATCAAATAAATCGTATAAATCGTTTGCTATCATATCAACAGTTGCCTGAAAAGTTGCATCATAATTAGCATCTAAAGATAATGTATTCGAGCCAATATAAAATCCTGATGATTCTATATTTGCATTGTAATAAGTTGGATTTGAAGTCGTGTCTGTTCCACCTAAGTCAAAATCTCCCTCTGCTAAATCAAAATTTCCTACTGTTGAATCAAATAAAGTTATTGTGTCTAATGTTGCTATTTGTGCATTATCTGAGTTTGTTCCTTTAACGCAATCTCCATCAAAAGTACCATTCCAACTTTGCCCTGTAACTGCACTTGCAGTTTCTTCATTTAAAGTAAATAAAGGTGCTGAGAAATGTTCAAGACTTGAAATATTAGAATATACGATTGTTTCATTTGCAGATTCATTTCCAAGTTTATCAACTGCTTTAATTAAAAATGCTCCTGTTCTAGCATTAATGGTAACACTATTAGATTTTCTTCTAACAACTTGGGTTAAGTTTGTTGACCCAGCCCAACTAGCATTACTCGTTACATCTTGATACCTAATTGCATAATAAGATACATCTAAATCTGCAACAGGTGTCCATTGTAATTGCATTTGATTTGAGCCAACCATTGATATAGATAATGTTGAAACATCTGCTGGAGTATCTGTTGCACCTATTACAGTATGATTTGCTGATGTATAAGTAGATGAAACTCCTAGAGCATTTATAGCTTTAACTCTTACATTATAAATTTTACCATCAACTACATTGAGCATTTCATAATTTAGTTGTGTTCCTTTGCCTAAAATTTTGTAATCTGATTCTGTGCTTTGTTTAGCTTCAACTTGATAATATTGAACAAATTTATCTGTTGAAACTCCTACTACAATATTTAATCTTGTTAAAACAACTCCATCTGAATACTCAACTAATTCATCGGAAAGTGTTAATGAAGCTGGAGCAGTAACAGAATATGGATTTGGAAGTGTTGTACTTGGTGTTGAAGCAACTTGTGTTTTTGTAGCCCAAGTATAATGTGCGTCTTGATGAATAACTAAGTTAAGATCAATAGTAAAATCTTCATTAAAAGTCATTCCTATAACTCTATGTGGTTTTGCAGAATAACCTAAAGACGATAATGTTATATTTACTATATCTCCTATTGCTAAATCATAAGCATCAAACCCTACTGTTAATTGTAGTCCTTTTGAATCTCTTGATCTTCTTAATATAACTTCTGCAAGTTCTAAAGCTTGATATGGACTTGTTATTGTAGAAAAATCAAATCTTCCCTCTAATAAAAAACCACCATCAGCAGTTTTCATAGTTGCGTGTTGATCTGCTGAAGCATAACCACTATCATCTATTTCAGGAAATTGTACTTCATTAACTTGATAGTTCCTTGCTGGGTCAATAAATGAAACTATAACTCTATTATATTTACTTGATTTACTTTCACTTGCTAATGTATAGCCACCTATAATATCATCTTCTGTTAAAGTTATGGAAGCCGAGCCTGTAGTTTCAGCAATTAATTTATATTTACCTGATGAAAAAGGTAAATATGATCTTGCTCCTTTTGTTAATTCTCTAACATTATCAATTACTTTTCTTGAAGTATCTATAACTGCATTACAATCTAAAACATCTATTGTTGTTGAGCCATAAGCAGTAACATCGGTATCGAAAACTCCAGATGAAGTATAAAAACTTGGTATATCAATATTTGCTATTGCTATTCCTTTTCCATATCTTTCGTTTGTTAAATAATCTAATAAACACCAAGCTGGATTATTAGAGTGTGCCGCAGTTTGTGCAACTGAACTAGAATTATAAGCAACAACTTTTTTACCTTTAATGATTGCTTGTATTTGTGGTATTGCACCAAACGCATCTTGATTCCATTTAAACTTCAAAGATAAATAAGCAATACCTCTTAATCTATGATTTGATGTCCAAGATGTTAGTGTTCCTAATAAATCGCATTGTGCCTGACTATCAGTTCCATAAT